GTTCCAATCTTTTCTTGGCAATTTCATTTTTCTCATTACCAATCATGGCTTGTTGGTCAGCTTTTTGTTGCTGTAGTTGTAGCTCAGTTCCTTTTTCCATGGCATCTTGTTGTTCTTTAGCCATAAACTGTTGGTTCTTCATATCAATTTCCTTATCACGCAATCCTAGTTCTTGTTGCCTTATAGCCACAAGTGGGTCTTCTTGCTGTGGTGGTTGTACTGAAGATAAAAATTCATTTGATAATTGTGCCAATATAGGCGAGCTAAAGCTTTCAATTATGCCTTGTATTTGTTGTTGCAATCCTGCTTGTGCCTGTGGGTCCATCTGTTGTGCCTGTTGTAAAGACTCTTGTATTTGTTGTTGCACCTCAGGTGGTATTTGTTGTTCAGCCATTTGATTAGCCATAAACTGCAAATGTTGCATGACATGAGCAATAATCACTGATTGTAATTGTGGGTTCATAATTACAGCCTGTGTTAAAAATAAAGTTTTGTGTGCCTCTACGTGTGCTTCATGGTTTTGTTCAGGAAAAGCTTGTTGTGGTATGCCTTGTAATAAACCACTGTTTTCTATACCTGCATCAACAGGTTTTGGCGTATTGTCAGCAGGTGGCATTAATAATGTTTCTATATTATCTACACCAAGAGCTGCATACATTCTACGATAAGCCTCGTATATTCCTTGTGGTCCATGTAATTCAGGGTTTGACTGTACCATAGTCAGTAACTCTTGAGCCATTATTACTCTTTGGCTCATAGAAAATATGTTTGGGTCAGATACTGGTATGACATCTACTCTGTTATCAAAATCTTGTATCTTTACCTCTCTTGGTCCACTGCCTGTTTCGTATGGATATACAGGTGGTAAGAACTCTTGAAATACTCTTGCTAAGATTTTAAATTCGTTTTTTTGTGCGTAGTGCAATCTTTTATGTATTGCACTCATAACCTTTGTGCCTTTCTCTAATAAAGCCACTGTGGTGCCTACTGGCATAGCAGCATTACTATCACCTATATTCATGTCAGCTATAGCTGCAAATCTTTTGCCTGAATCTACTAGTAATCCAAGTAAACTAAATAAAACATTGCTTGGCTCTTTGTATGGTAATGGCATAAGAGAATCTCTCAATGCACCACCCGGTGCATCTACGTCTCTAAATTCACCGGGTTGTAGTGGTGAAGCCTCATCTCTAATTCTTATGCCTCTAGCTTTAAAACCTGCAGGCAAATTACTTAGTGTGCCTGCATCAATTAATTGTCTAAGTATTGATGTGGATGCTTTAGACAAACCACCAATCATGTGTGACAAACCTAATCCATAGAAACCAAGACCGGGTAAGAACTTGTATTGTACAAAGTAATTTATTTTATTTCGGTAAACGTCCTCAGGCTCGTAGTTTCTTCTAATAGATAGTATTTGTTGCGATGAATCATCAATAGTAATGATATAAGGTATTTTTAAGCCAGTTGCTTCACCCATATCATCTACATCCTCAAAACCTTCTATTTCAGCTACTGTATGTATTTCGTATAGCTTTCTTTGCTCGTCTTCACCGTAGTCAGGCTCAACACCTTGTATTGCATCAATCTCTTTATCTATAGAGTCACGTGACATGCTTTCATTATCGTTTAAATCAATGTCGGCATAGAATCCTGATAGCTGAAGCTTTCTTACTTCATTGTTGCTCATAGAAACCACGTGTGTAACTCTTTCTGCAGATAGTAAATCTGTAGCGTTATATGGCACTAACAAATCTTCTGCAGGTATAAATTTTGATACAGGTCTGTTTTTGGCTGCATCGTAATAAACTTTTTTAAATGCACTACCTGATAAAGGTAGATAGAATAATAACTGGTCTAAGTCAGGGTCGTACTCAGGCATTTCGTTCATAATGTAATAATTCATAAACTCACATACTCTTTCGGCTTGCATTTCTGTGTTCATGTCTCTTCGTCCAACAACTTGTGTCTTTATTGGACCTTGAGCAGGTAAGAGTTCTTTGTATGCCTGTGCTTGGAATTGTGTAACAGCCTCAGATAATATTGGATGTATGACACCACTAGAGCCTTCAAACGGCTGACTTCTTTGCTCGTCAAACCTCATACCTAGGTATTTAAGACCGTCTGTGTATGTTTTTTCCCACTCTTTTCTTGATTCTTTGTCGTTTTCTACTGAAGAAATTAGTCTTGAGGACATTGAACCCAGTATAGATTCATCTAAATATTCTGCTAAATTTGCATCAAAAGGTATTTCTTCTTGCATTTCTTCCATTGGCTCATCAAAAACAATTTCGTTTTCGCCAATACTAATTTGCATAGAATCAACCATAGCTTCGTCAAAAGTTTGCTCAGGTGCATCAACATTAAATTCTTCTGTAGGCACATTAACAGACTTGCTTTGGTCTATAACATCAGGGTTATCTTCAGTTCCTAGTTTTCTTTCAGTTACCATAATTTGTTATTATATCCATAAAATTAGTAATATGTTAATGCCTTTCTATCCATAGACATATCATCTTGATAATCGCTGTCTAATTCTATTAAGCCACCTTGTCTTATTCTCATTAAAGCCATGGTAGATGAATCACAAAAGTCATCGTTTTCTCCAAATGGAAAAGCTGCAAGCTCTTCTATAACTTCTTCTGCAAAAGCATCTTCTGTAGCATATACCATACCACTTTCAAACATAGGTGCAATAGAGTTCATTCTTGCCACTTTGTCCTGTCCTCTACTTGGTGAGTAAGCTTGTACTGGTATGCCAATCTTTCTAAGCTCTTGTGTCAGTGGAGTTCCACTTGCTTTTGCTTCAATAAGTACAATATCAGGCTCCCAGTATTTGTATTCTTCTAGTGCAATATTTTTGAGCTCAGGAAAGTCAACCCTGTGCCTACTTGCGTCTAACAATATAATGGCACTTTCAGTGCCGTCTTCAGGGTCAAAAATACCCCATGTGGTTATTGCAGAATAGTCAGCAGTTTCTTTTGCACTAAAAGCAGTATCGTAGCTTTGTACAATACATTGACACGAGGGTATGGCTTCTTTCTCCCATGTTTGCCACCACTCTCTTTTTACTATAGAACCACTTTCAGCAGTAGGGTTTTGCATCCACTGTGCGTTCCATTTGCTTATAGGTAAAGAGGCTTTGACAGATAATAATTCTTCTTTTTTCCAAAACTCACCCCAAAGAGGTTCTTCAGAGTCAGGCATAATTGCAGGAAACTCTACTACTTCCCATTGGTCAGCATGTGTTTCTGATTGTCTTTTTAATAATCTGCCTGCTAAATCTTTGGTGCTCCACCTTGTCATGACCAAAACGATGGTTCCTCCGGGTTGTAATCTTTGTCTTGGTCCTGATGTATACCACTCCCAAGCTGCATCCATAGCAGTAGGTGACATCGCATCTTGCTCTGAATGTGGGTCATCTATAATAAGTAAATCAGCACCACGACCAGTAATAGCACCACCAACACCTGAGTAGAAAGCTTCACCACCATCGTCAGTGGTCCAACGACCTGCAGATTTGTTATCACCTGATAGGCTAATGTTTGGGAAAACTGCTTGATACTCTTCACTGTCAATGATGTTACGAACTCTACGACCAAATCTTACAGCCAGTTCTGCTGTGTGAGTTGCTTGTATTATTTTTAAACTTGGATTCAGACCCATCATCCATGCAGGAAAATAGGTAGAGGCAAACTCTGATTTTGAATGTCTAGGTGGCAACATGACCATCAATCTTTTACATTTGCCTTGTGATATGCGATTCAGTTTTTCTGCAAGTATTTTATGATGTCTGCCCATAATAAAACCTTCCCAGTGAAATTTTACAAATTCTAAAAAATCAGCTCTACATCTATCTCTTGCATTAAGGTTTTTCCATTTATCTATAAGGGTTAATGCTTCTATCTGTTCGTCTCTTGACAGAGCATCAAAAGATTTTATTTTTTCAAGATTAAGCATTAGATGGAGAGCCAAAAGATTTTAAAGGACCCTTGGCTCTCCTGACATACTGGATGGGAGAGAGAGGAGATGTAAAAATATCCCAAAACAAGCATGTCTGTTAGACTTTACCCCATTCTTTACCTTCAAACAACAAAGCTTCTGCAGAACGTCTTTTCATCAATCCTTGATTTGGCACGCCATTGACTTTATTCCACCTCTTGATTTGATTTGGTACGTCTGCCCAATCTTTTTTATTTATTACCTTTAATAAAGTTGAGGCACCTAAGTTTGATGGACCAAGATTGAAAACCCATGATACAAGAGCATCAAACTCATTTTGTTTTAGGTCTGTTTCTACCATGTCATTGATATAGCCTTCGTATTCGTGTAATTCATGTGCAAGTAAATCTTCAGCATCTTGTTTGGTTATTGTCATTCCATCTTCTACTGGACTACCATCAATGAGTTTTAAACTGCCAAAACCAATTGTAGCTTTATTAGCAGCACATCTATAACTTACTGGATTACCACTGTCATCAGTAGGACATCCTTCGAAAAATTTAATTAAATTAATACCTTCTTTTG